GCCTGATTTCTTGGCGTCATCTAGCCAAATTGAAAACAGATCGGCATCTGTTGCCGCTTGAGTGCTGATAGCAATCAGTATCGGTGCATCGTGTGCGCCCTGCGCCGTCGTAATGGCGTCCGTAAAATCGTCCTGCGGACCTTTTACCTGCCCTACCTCGTCAAGGATGGCCAGGATTGGCGACCGTCCGTGCGCCGTCTTTCCTTCCGCAGACAGCGCCTTGTACTCGACGTTGAGCGGCAGACCTACCAGCGTCTTTGTCGATGGCGTGATGCGAACGACGCTCGAAAGGTCCGGCGAAAGCTGAACCATCTTTGATGCGTAGTTGAAAACCTGCGCCGCCTGATCCCTGCTTCGCGCCCCGCTGATGATCTGCGAATTTTGCTTTGACTCCGGCCCGACAAGATGAGCCAGCATGATGCCGGCGATTAGCGCTGTCTTTCCGTTCTTTCGAGCAATGCTCATGTAAGCCCTGCGCGTGCTTTTCGGGTTGTCGTATATCGCCCGAATGAACTGCTTTTGAAACGGCATCAGCTTGATTGGCTTGCCGACGTGCGCGCCTTCCGGAGCCAAACAATATTCTTCGATGAATGCGATTACCGCACCGCCACGACTGAGTTTAGCCACTAGCCTACGGACTGCAGCCGTGGAATAAGAGCGCTTCTCGCCGCATTTTTTGCTTCGATCTCCGGCGCGGCGCGTTTTGGTTGCTGCTCGCTTTTTCCGCAAGTCGCCTCGGCATGCACATGCAGCATGCGAGACAGCGCAACCGCGCGCCTGGAAAGAACCTCAAGCAGAGTGTGGCGCGGATTAACTACCATCATGCCCTTGCCGTTCTCGATGATGTCGCCTTCTTCCGTGATCTCGGTTTGCAATCGCTCGATGTCCGCTTTGCATCGCGCCAGGTTGGCGGCGTGCTCAAGGTCCGAAACGTTCCATGTTGACGACGGTCGCGCGCGCACAACGGCATCCCAGAATGGGCGATCGCCGTCTCGCAATTGAACGTGATCAGGCGGTTCAACGACGGCCGGAGCCTGGGCAGCCAATATTGCCGCCGTAACGCCATCAACTAAAACGCTGGTAGGGCTGCCGCTGAACGTCGAATACAAGGCGTTGTCGGCAGAGGGAAAGACGGCTCACGGACGATCGCCGATCCTGGCCATACTTGATGAGGTAGGGCAAGTCAAAGGCCCGCAAGACGACTTTACGGACGCCATTACGACGGCGCAGGGCGCACACGATGCGCCGATACTGATTGCTATCAGCACTCAAGCGGCAACAGATGCCGATCTGTTTTCAATTTGGCTAGATGACGCCAAAAAATCAGGCGATCCGCGCATTGTGTCGCACGTCTATGAGGCCGAAAAAGACTGCGACCTGCAAGACGCCAAGCAGTGGAAGGCGGCAAACCCGGCGCTTGGAGTTTTCCGCAATCGCGGAGATTTGGAAGAGCAAGCCAAACAGGCGGCGCGTATGCCAAGCGCCGAGAATACGTTTCGCAACCTGTTCCTCAATCAGCGCGTATCGACCGTATGCCCGTTCATCAGCGTCGGCGTGTGGAAGTCATGCGCAGGCGCGGTGCTCGACTTTGGAAGCGCTCCGGTATGGTGCGGCCTTGACCTTTCGGCGCGCACCGACCTTACCGCGCTGGTTGTGGTTGGAAAGATTGCCGGCGTGTGGCACGTCAAACCGCACTTCTGGACGCCAGAACAAGGCCTGGCAGACCGCAGCAAGCGTGACCGGGCGCCCTACGATGTTTGGGTACGTCAAGGGTATCTTCACACCACGCCAGGTGCCACGGTCGATTATGAGTACGTCGCGCAGGACATCGCAGCGATCCTTGGGGACCTTGATGTGCAGTCGATCGCCTACGACCGCTGGCGCATTTCGCTGTTGCAAAAAGAGTTCGACGAGCAGGGTATAAGCCTGCCGCTTGTCGAGTTCGGGCAGGGTTTCAAGGATATGTCTCCCGCTCTCGATGCGCTTGAGGCGGAGCTTCTCAACGGACGAATTGCTCATGGCGGGCACCCTGTTTTGACCATGTGCGCAGCTAACGCGGTTGTCTCGCGCGATGCTGCCGGCAACAGAAAGCTCGACAAGCACAAGGCAGCCGGAAGAATAGACGGAATGGCCGCCCTGACAATGGCAATGGGAACGGTGCAGATGGAAGCCACAGAAGGCGAATCATTTTGGGAAACCGCGACCGCATGAAATTCCGCTGGCCATGGGCGCGAAAGGCGGCGCAGCTTACCTATGAGCAGGTTGCCGACCTGATTGACGGCAGCAACGGCGGCACCATTGCCGGCGTAACTGTCACCGAAAAGACGGCGCTCCAAGTGGCTACCGTGCTCGCGTGCGTCAAAGTCATTGCAGACGGCTGCGCTACACCGAATCTTGGCGTATTCCGTGCGACGAAAGAGGGCCGGCGCGAGCGTGCCGACAATATTCCGGAATGGCGCCTGCTTTCCGCCAGACCAAACGAATGGCAGACCTCGTTCGAGTGGCGCCGCCAGATGACCATGCACGCGGCATTGACCGGCACCGGGCTATCCATCAAGGTGCGCGGCGACAATCGGCGCGTCCGTGAGCTGATACCCGTCATGCCGGGCCGATGGGATGTGCGCAAGGTCAATCGGTACGAATTGCGCTATCGCTGTTGGGATGAGTTCGGCCAGATCGGCGAGTTTTCCAGCGATGATGTTTTCCTGCTCAACGGCGTCCAGTGGGATTGGATCGGCAGCATGAATGCCGTGGTTCTCGCCAAGGCTGCCGTTGGTCTGGCGATGGCCACTGAAAAAAGCCAAGCGGCGATGCACGCCAACGGGCTGCGACCAAGCGGCACGTACAGCGTCGAAGGCACGTTGAGCCAGGAGCAGCACGAGCGGCTATCGTCTTTCCTCAAGCGCAAGTCCGGGCCGGACAATGCTGGCACTCCGCTGGTGCTTGATCGCAATGCAAAGTGGCTGAGCACGGCCATGAGCGGTGTTGATGCGCAGCACGTCGAAACGCGGCGCTTGCAGATCGAGGAAATATGCCGCGCCTATGGCGTCTTCCCGATCATGGTCGGGCACTCTGACAAGAGCGCGACCTTTGCCAGCAGCGAGGCGTTCTTCGCCGCCCACGTCAAGCACACGCTGGCGCCGTGGCATTGCGCGTGGAAAAACCGCATTGACGAAATGCTGTTGGATGGGTCTGGTCCGCTGTATTGCGACTTCGACACGCGCTACCTGTTGGCCGGATCGATGGCTGATCGCTCGCAGTGGGCGAGGACAATGGCCGAAATGGGCATTTACACGCGCAACGAGATCCGCGACGAAGAGGGTAAAGACCCGCTTCCTGGGCTTGACGACCCGCTTACCCCGTTAAACATGAACCAAGGCAATCAACCCTCTGCGCCAGTAGATCAACCGGCGAATTGACACCATGAAAACACGAACCGAATGCCGCGCGACACCAGACGGCAGGCAGACCCGCGCCTGCGCGCTGCAAATCAAGGCGGTTGGCGATGACGGCACCATTGAGGGCTACGCCTCAGTTTTTGGCGTGCTTGATACGTGGGACGACATCATTTCGCCGGGCGCATTCGCTGCCACGATTGCCGCGCACAAGGCCGCCGGGACCATGCCTGCCATGCTCTGGCAGCACGACAGCGACGATCCGATGGGCGTGTGGACGGAGATGTCCGAAGACGCGAAAGGGCTGCGCATCAAGGGCAAGATTTGCCTGGAGACGTCATGCGGGAAAGACGCCTACGCACTGACCAAGGCCGGCGCCATCAGCGGGTTGTCGGTTGGCTTTGTGACGAAGGCATACGAATACGACACCGAAACCAACATCCGCACGATCACCGAAATTGATCTGTGGGAGGTGTCGCTAGTGACTTTCCCGGCGAACACCAAAGCCCGGATCACGAACATCAAGAGCGCCGACGAGATCAGCGCACCAAAAGATGCTGAACGAATCCTGCGCGATGCAGGGTTTAGCAGGTCCGACGCGACGGGGTTTGTCTCGCGCGTCATGAAGATGGGAGAGGAGCGGCGCGATGCTGCGAAATCTACCGCTGTTGCATTGCAGGCCGCACGCCGGCTGCTCGAATCCATTACCAAGGACTGAAAATGAACGACGAAGCAAACATCCAAACCGTTGCCGAAGCAATCAACAAGATCGGCGTCGCGTTTGACGAGTACAAGAAGACCAACGACGCTCGGCTTGACGCCATCAAGAAGGGCGCATCGACGGAATCGCTCGACGCCAAGCTGGCGAAGATGGACCAGCACATTGACGCACTGACCGACGCCAAGGCCCGCATCGAGCGCGTGGAAACCAAGCTGGCGCGGCCAGGTGCTTACGGCGAGCAGAAGGCCGGCGAAACCCGCGAGGCTGAGGAATACAAGCAGGCCGTTCTCAACTGGATTCGCTCGCCGTCGGACAGCGAGCGCAAGAACGCCGTCCATGCCGCTCGCAAGGAAATGGAAGCCAAGTCGACGTCCGTCGTCACTTCGACCGGCTCTGCTGGTGGCTACGCGCTGCCTGAGCAAATCGAGCGCGCCATCGCGCGGCTGTCGGTGGATATTTCTCCGATTCGCCAGATCTCGACTGTTCGCACGGTCGGAACAACCGACTACAAGGAGCTTTTCGACATCAACGGCGCCGGTTTTGAGTGGATCGGCGAAACCGACACCCGCAACCAGACCAACACTCCGGACCTTGCCGAAGTGGCGCCAACTTTCGGAATGGCATCGGCCAAGCCGCAGGCGTCAGAAGAGTCGCTTGATGATCTGTTCTTCAACGTCGAGGACTGGCTGATTCAATCGGCCGCCGAAACCATCGCCGCTGGCGAGGGTGCCGCGTTCGTGTCAGGAAACGGCACCAAGAAGCCGACCGGGTTCTTGACCGGCACTCCGGTATCCACCGTCGATTCGTCGCGCGCTTTTGGCGTCCTGCAATACGTGGCAGGCGGCAATGCTGGCACCATGCCGACTACGCTGGACACGTTCCTGGATATCATCTATTCCCTGCGCGCGCGCTACCGCAACAATGCGCAGTGGGTTACGAGCAAGTTGGTGCTGGCATCGCTGCGCAAGTACAAGGAAGCCACGACCAACGCCTATATGTGGGCTGGTCCGGTTGCCGCTGGCCAGCCGTCGACGTTTTTTGGGTATCCGGTCATCGAGGCGGAAGACATGCCTGCGGTCGCTGCCAATGCTTTCCCGGTCGCGTTCGGGGATTTCCGCGAGGGATATCTGATCGTGGATCGCGTCGGGATGAGAATCACCCGCGACGAAATCACCACGCCGGGATACGTGAAGTTTTACGTGCGCAAGCGCGTGGGCGGCAAGATCCGCAATTCGCAGGCGATCAAGCTGCTTAAAATTTCTGCATCCTGAGTAACAACGGGCCGCCCTTCGGGGCGGCTTTTTCACATCACTTGGATTGATCAAAGATGGCAGATAAGCGCGTCAAATACACTTACGACGACGGCCCGTTTTGCGAAGTCGGAATCACCGGAAAGCAAACGTCATGGCGAAAAAATGACTCTGCATTTGTTACAGAGGCAGATGCCGCGCTACTGATTGCGTCCGGAAAGTTTGTCGACGGAACGGACTATGGCTCTAACGATGTGCACAAACAGGCGCATCGTGAAATCGGCGGAGTGCCTCGGCAGGTGGCCGTTTCTGGTGTCCCGTTCGTCATTCTTCCCGGAGACGGGGCCGCGGTCGGGATGTTCTTCACCGGAACGGCGGGGGCTTTCACGCTTTCGGCGGCAATTCTGACCAACGCATGGAACGCGCTCAAGGGCTGCTGGTGCTACCTCCCGGCTAACTTCGGAGGAAAAACTTACCCCGCTGGCTGGTATTGGGCTGTATTTTCCAGCGATACCGCCGGCATTTTGTACAACAACACGTATAGCTCAGGTATTCCGACTCGTCCATCCA